TGACGATATATCTTTACCATCCTTGTCCTTTACTGTTGCAGTCAACTTTCTAGGGTCGTTAAACCCATCATCTGCTTTCCTGTTTATCAACTCGTCTTTGAAACCTTCTCTATAACCTACTTGAGGTATTCCTGCAACTGAACCAATAATTACTGGTTGTTGACACGACTCTTCATCTTTAAAAAATAACACTACCGTAGAACCTTCCACAAGTCCGTGTTGTGTTCCAAATCCCGATAACCCTGCAGAGGTAGTCGGTAACATAACTTGAGCCCATGGAAGGTCGGGTGTTGATAAGTGCATTTTATTAGAAGAATGAATTTGGTGAACACGCACACGCACTCTACCAATCTTAAGTGGGTCTTGTCTATCTTCAACTATTCCGTAATATGTTTTCATTATGTGGTCTTCTTATCTATGTTATAAGTTGACGAAGCACTCTTGTTCATTTTTGCAATGTCTTCTACTGTTATTTCTTTTGCAAAACTCTCTTTAACTAGTTCTAAGTTACAAAGTCCAGCTGCAGAAAGAGGGTCACCAAAGATACACAAGTCTGTAAGTAAGTATCTATTGTCGTTAATTCTGTCTTTAGTATCCGACCCCTCATCCATAATTTCAGGTTCGGGTATAAGTAACTGAATAACTTGTCCTACTTGCAAATCACTTCGGATGGGTATGGTTACCTTAATTCTATTTTGTTGGAGAATTTCCAACATTGCTATTCTTTCTAGGTTTCCGTTTCCAGCGTGTTTACTACCTCTAAAGACTTCATCTGTTCCCAACTCATTATTATCAAAATCATGGTTGGTTGAATACGCATAAACACATACTGCTTCCATTTGTTTATTTGCTGGTAATTGACTATTAGCGTTATCGGATTTTGGTGGTGGAGCATCTCCTTCAGTAGTTCCATCGGAAGACGGGTCTTCAGTAGTCAATGCTTTTTCAGTTTCACCAACAACTGAACTTGTTCTAATCATGGGGAATCCTGAAACATGGGACTGCGAACTTCTATCAAAGGTTTCTTGCATATCATAATATTCTTTTGATTCTAGTTTCCTAACAGAATCGTAATGAACCATGTGTGATGCATATGCACCACCAATCGTAGCTGAAAGGGTATCAAATTTTTGTGGTATAGTTATTTGTCTTATATGTTCTCTAGTGGGAACATCAGATGCACCCGAAGTTGGATGGAATACAAGAGGCGGAATTCCTTTCATTTTATCAGTAACCTTATTACCCTTACCTTTACCACCAAGTGTTTTTTCTAAATTACCACTGACCATATTGTCTAACGATTTAAGATTATAACCACCCATTAATGTTTGGTAAAAGAAGAACGAATTTTTGTACGCAGATTTTTTTCCTTTACTTGCGTGAGTGGTGACATAGTCTATGAACCTATTGACAGTCCATTTAGGTGGAATGAACTGATGATTATCATATTCACTATCTTCCCAGTGTTCAATTTTATCTTCATATACACCTATCGTTGACATTGTCTTCCATAACATATCAGACCATGAACCTCTTAGAACGCTCATCATTCTAGTGGTTTTAGAAGTAAACATAGCAGGTTCACACAACCTTAATTGATATGATTGTACTGTTTCTTTGACTCTTGTTACGTTAACATTTTTAAAGACTCTGAATGTCTTATCGATAGTTGGAGCGTCATTTTCCTCATTTGGAGTTTCAGCCCCACCATGTTTAAATGATATACGAACAAACTCTTGTCCAGTAAGTTGATAATGTTTTAGTAGATTAAGAGCATCAATAAGTGTTAAGTCAGCAGTAACAAACTTAGTGTATATGCTTTCGTATAAACGAAACCCCACACATATTGGTGAAACGTCTATAGAAAGACCTTCCTGAGTGACCAAGTGCATGGCAATAACGGTAAAGTTATCGACTATAGGTTGTTCAGCACCATCTTGTTTTTTACTCATCGGACATTATTCTTTCAAATTCCTGCAGAACTCTTCGAATTCTATTAGGTCTAATAATTTTAATTTGTCTCTTTTTCTCGTTTGCTTCATCTTCTACAGTGTAGTGTGTTACTGGAGTCCAAGTTGCAGGTTCGTCAGCACCAAATGTTCTCATATGTTCTTTTGCATCTACATAGTGATGAACTCCATCTCTATGTTCACTAACAGATTGTACCGTAAATGATTTACCACTTCCTGTAATAACTTCCCCAACTCCAATTGTATCACCCACAACAGTTATCCTTTTGTGCATGGGGTTTATGTCTATTATGTCAGCCTTCTTTCCACCCACATTAGAAGTTACACCTTCACCCAACAAAAATTTACTAGATGCACTTACTATGTCGGTTGACAAAGATGCAATCAAATTCTGGCCTTCGTAGGTGTCGTCCATGTAAGTAGTGAATGTCGCCATATCCATATACCAGTCATAGTAATTATCAAAGTCATTAACTAAAAAGAATGTCCAATGTAAATCACCATCACCATAAAGTTTAGATGCAACAATATCAGGTCTCTCTCCATCTAATATTTCATAATACTGATATTCTATTACAGTATCTAACGCACTTGTTTCTATTTTTGCTTTACGAAAGAAGTCTTTAATCGTGATAATTTTACCCGTATTAAGGGTGTATGTTAATTCAGGAAAGTTTTTATATAATTGATTTGACATATCTTTTATCCTTTAGGAATATCTGAAAATGATGGGCCTTTATCATTTTTCTTTTGTGAGTCATCAGTAAGAGAGTCCATAGATGTAAGACCCGAAGCTTTACCTTTTGCGTTTCCAGCAATTTCTTGATATGATTCCTGAGACAGTATTTTAATTTCTTGGAATGACAATGTCATTTTTGTTGAGACTGGTTGGCCTCCTGTAAAGGTTGCAACCCTTCCACCATTGAAATTGTCAACTGAACATGAATCACACACCATAGGTAGGAAACCATCCAATACGTTTGCAATCGGGCCATCATATTCTACATCGAATATATTCGGAAAGTTAAAATAGTTTTCTACGCCAGATGCCGCTGAGTCGTTGCCATCGAGAAAGGTGTCTTTAGCAAATGAGCCTCCATATGTGTCTGGCAACATTGCAGTTCTAAAAGTGTAAATAATATCATTTACCATATCTGCTTCATCTTTGGATTTAGGCCAGAATTCATACTCAAATTGAAATGAACGATAATCAACTTTATCAAAAGTTGTTTCAATCATAGGATTGGATGCACGACCTTCTCTAATGTTTTTTACTCCACCTGTCATACCACTCGCAATTTTATTAATCATATCCCCAGCAGCATCCATTACAACACCAACAGTTTCACCAACTCCTTCGATAAAGCTTTCTGATTTTTTTATATTCTCAAGTCCTCTTGCAGCTCTTCCAACTTCTTTTGTGGAATATGATACCTTAGACTCTGAAGTTAGTCCTTCGGGGACGTATAACATAATCTCTGTCCCACCATCATCGCCTGAAAATAGATTTGCACCCGATTTACCAGCTCTTTTACGTCTTGGTCTAATACTAAAGACAATGTAATTTGATAATGTATCATTAAGAGGATACATTAATTCTACCCCTTTGCTCGCTGGCGGTTTCTTTCCTGCTTTTTGAGCACTTTTATTTGCATCAAGGAGTTTATCTGCTCTCTTCCTAGAGTCAGTTAAAAGTTTTAATGCTTGTACAGCTTCCTCACCAAGTTTGTCGGTTTGACTGTCGTAGCCTAAACTGTTTAGTTTTGATGAAATCCCCTTTAAGGAATTGACTGCAGACTTTGCCTTATTGACCTTTTTTAATAGTTTACTTAATCCCATTGTTTATAAATACCTGAAAGAGTTATTAGAGTTTTTATTATTTATGTCTTATAAAGGTAGGTTTCGACCAAAGAATTACAAAAAATACAAAGGAGACCCCACAAAGGTTTACTATCGGTCTTTATGGGAGAGAAGATTCATGCATTATTGTGATACTACGTCATCTATTTTAGAATGGAACAGTGAAGAAGTCGTTATTCCATACATCTCTCCCGTTGATAATCGAACACATCGATACTTTCCCGACTTCTATATCAAGAAAGAGACTGTATCAGGAAAGGTTGTGCGTGAGATTATTGAAGTGAAACCTAAAAGACAGTGTTCCCCACCCAAAGTTCCCCAAAGAAAAACTAAAAGATACTTAAATGAGGTTATAACCTATAGTGTTAATCAAGCAAAGTTTAAGGCTGCAGAAGAATACTGTAAAAACCGTAAGTATAATTTTAGGATATTAACTGAAGACCACCTTACCTGAGTATAAATAGATATATGGCAAATATATTTGAAGAACTAGAGTTACGCACACCCAAAGGTCTAAGTGTAAATAGTAAATTTGCCTTGGATTGGTACAGAACTAATATCAGAAAAATATTTGATAGAAGAAAGAACGAAGATGTATACCTTGATGGAACCCTAACAGGAAAACTCATAGAAGGTAATATGTACATGATGTTTTATAATGCAAAGACAAAGGACAAACTACCATACTGGGATAGATTTCCACTGGTGATTCCCTTCGATACGAAAACTGTAAGGGATGGATTCTACGGACTTAATCTACATTATATTGCACCGTTGCAAAGACAGTCTTTGTTGGAGAATTTATACAAAAGTCAGGACAACACTCAAGGGGGGTTTGTGATTAATTACGAATACTTACGAAGTGTTACTAGGTTGAGTCCTGCAGTACCATGTATAAAAAGATACCTTTATAATAGAATGTTAAAAGTGCCTTTACAGGTAGAAAAAAAATATTGGGATGTGGCTGCAATGTTACCAACTGCAGACTTTGGTGGGACGAATGCAAATACGGTGTATGCCGAATCTAGGAAAAAAACTTAATGGCAAATATAGACGATTTAAAATATAACTTTGACTCAGGTGCAAGGGCAAATAGGTATCACGTTGAGTTTACATTACCTAAAGCATTTGGAAAGAGTGGAGATGCAGGAAGAAACATGGGTCTAAGAGTAGAGGCTTGTGAACTGCCTGGCAGAACAATAGAAACAAAAGCATGGTCTGAGTATGGTCAAACACGACTTATGCCTACTGGAACGGTGACGGGTGGTGGAACAACTACCATGTCTTTTCTATGTGACCAATCTTTTGCAGATAGAGCTATCCTAGAAGCATGGAATGAACTGGTGTACGCAACTGCAGAGAATGATTTTGGAACAATAGAACATCCTATCTTTGCATACTACGATGAATACACTGGGTCAGTAGAGATTAACCAACTTAGAAGTGACTCTAAAGCACATACATCAAAGAATGATAGTAAAGGAGTTGCATTGACATATACATTGCATGAAGCATATCCAGTATCATTTGAAGCACAAACATTATCAAATGCAACTCCTGACATATTAAAATTCAGTGTTACATTTGCATATAGAAATTGGAGTAGTAAGTATAATGAAAATCATCATACTCCATCCTTCCTAAATAAGGGAAGAGCGATTTTAGATACACTACTTTCGGGTAGTAATCTATTGAGTAGGTTTGGTAAGGAAGGAAAACTTCGAAGAAAACTAACAAACCTCGACAACAAAGTCACACGGATAAAAAATATATTCGGTGGCGGTTAATTACAATATGGAGTAAATTATGGGATTACCAATCCAGTCAGCACCAACTTATAAGTGTGTGTTGCCAAGTAACGGGAAAGAAATTAAATTCAGACCGTTTCTTGTAAAAGAACAGAAGATTTTAACAATTGCAAGAGAGAGTGAAGACCAAGTACAAATCTTTAATGCAGTTAAAGACCTACTAGAGGCAGTAACAATACCTTCAGTAGTTTGTAATGACCTTGCAGTTATAGATATGGAGTATCTATTTCTTAAGGTTCGTGCAGTATCAGTAGGTGAAACATCTAAAGTTACTACCAAGTGTGATGCAGTAGACTGTAATGGTTCTGTAGAACTTTTAGTAAATCTAAATGACATTGAAGTTGTCGGTGATACTAAAGAGGACACTGTAATGATTAATGAGAATGTTGGTATAGTGTTATCAGCACCAGTAGTTAAAAATGTACAAGGTTTAGATGGTGGAGAAGCAGATGCATTAACACTTATCATTACATCTATCAAACAAGTATTTGATGGTGATGATTTATACGAATCTTCAGAGATGTCTAAGAAAGACATGACTGAGTTTGTGGAGAGTTTAACTTTTCCACAATTAGAAATGTTAACTGAGTACTTTGAGTCATTACCAAAGTTATCACATGAAGTTACAGGTAACTGTAATGTTTGTGACACTGCAAACAAGAGAACACTAGAGGGCATCAATAGTTTTTTTTAATAGCTCTTTCACATGAGTCGGTATTCAATTATTATAATACCAACTTTCAATTGATGCAACATCATAAATACTCTTTAACAGAACTAGAAGATATGATGCCATGGGAAAGAGAGATTTACATTAGTCTCCTCATGAACTATCTAGAGGAAGAGAAACAAAGGCAGAAGGAAGAAGCTGCGAAAAAATAATAGTTACACTATGTGTCGGTGAAGTGATTTTTTAATTTTAATTATAGGAATATAGAAAATGGCTGACAATGAAGACAAATCGAAAAATGAAGTCGAGATAGATTTAGATAAGTACATGGCTCTCATCGAGAAACTTGATGCACAAGAAGATGTTATCAAGGAGATGAAGGAAGATGCAGTAAAAGCTAGAAACGGATTAGCACCACCTAAGAGAACTTTTGGTGGATTGTTTCTAGACGATAACGATGTTAATGAGAAAGCAATCATAGGATTTACATCTTTCTTTTTAATGGTAATATTCGGAGTAACAGATTTAGTTACTGCATTGATGTTTGACATGGATTTAAAAGTATCTGAAACAATCTACACATCGTTCGTAGTGGTAACACTAGGTGCATTTGGAATATCAGAAGCTGGTAAAGCATTCGGTAAATAGGAAATTTAAATGGCAATTGGAGAACAAGAAGCAAAAGATTTAGCTAAGGCTCAGAAGGGTCTTAATAAACAATTCACCGAGCTCACCACTAAAATGGGTGAGGTTAATGGTACATTAGCTAAAGAAGCAGCGAACTTAAGAAAGTCTAGTCGTGACACCTTTCAAGGAATGTTGAATGCAAGAAAACTTGCAAAAGTGTCCCAAGAAATTGCTGATGATAAAGAACTCCAACAATTCGGTGAAACTATTGAAGTCCTAAACGGTAACAGGGAAAAACTTATAAAGAGTCAAGATGACATCAATAGCGCTCAAGATAAAGCTTTAAAGGAAGATGAATCCATCAACGCAAAGAGAGAAAAATTAGCAACACTTCAAATGAACCTTGATACAGATATCTTCACTAGTAAGAAAGCTGAAAAGGCTGCACAAAAAAGTGCTAATGACCTTCAAAGACAAATCAACAAAGAGTCAACAGACATTCAGAATAAATTTGTTGATGGTATTAAAGAATCAGAGAAGGCACTTAAAGATAACCAAGACAAGTTAAAAAAACAACGAGAACTTCAATCTGATGCTGAGGAAAAATATTCGGAAAAGTTGAAGGCTTCATCTGAAGATGGTGGCTTCTCTAAATTCTCAGGCGGTTTGAAAGAACTTTCAGGTGGTGCGATAGACCTTGGTGATGCTTTTGATGGTGCTATGAAGAAATTTAAGGCTGTTGGTGATATCATTGAATCTGTAGCTAATATAAGTGAATCATTAAAAGGTGTTGCATTAATATTGGGTTTGGAAGGTGGTGAAAAATTTAAAGATAGAATGGCAGTCATTTTTCCTAATATATCTGCCACCCTTAGTAAAGTTGGCGACAAACTGGGAAAAATGTTTACTGGACTGGATGGCATTTTTGGTAGAGTCGGTACAGCCATCTCGGACGCTGGAAAAGGTTTATTTAATGTTGCTATCACAAAACCAATTGAAGGTTTGAAGAAAGCATGGGATTGGCTCAGTACTGGTATTACAAGCATGGCTGAAGGATTTATGGCCATTGGTAAAAGGATGATTAAAGGGTTAAAGAATTTTGCAATGTCAGCTTACACTTTTCTCGCAACAGGATTAAAATCTATGGCCACAGGTTTTGTAACTATAGGTAAACAATTTATTAGGGGTGCTATAAGAATGGCAGTTTCGGCTGCAACCTTGGTTGCTGGAATGTTAGCAACTGCAGCCAGTGTTTTAATTTCGGGACTAGTTATGATGGCTCCAGCAATACTAATTGGTCTTGCAGTCGCAGC